TCTAATTTTGAAGTATTCAATACCAAAGAAGCGGTATTTAAAGCATCTGCTGGAACATGGTATGTTTCCAAGAGTTTAAAGTTAGCATCAAGTAATAGAAACTTTTTGGACACCAAGAATCTTAGAATTTTTGGATTGGAAACAAAATCGATTGCAACAATCGAAGCGGCAGTTATTGTTGGTGATAAGACAGAGATATTCATTTCAGATATTGAACGTCTGTTTCATTCCGGTGAATTTGTTAAGATTGTAGACTCAAACAACCAAGATGTTCTATTTGACGGTGAAATACTTACTGCAAAAATTGTAGGTCAAATCAGTCAAATTAAAGTTAACTCTATAAAAAGAGGTGCATTATATCAACCAGGTGATCCTGTTGTTGTGTATGATGGCATGGATGATCCAGTGAATGGTGTTGGTGCATCAGCAATTGTTTCAGAAACAACCAAAGGTTCTCTACAACGTATCAATGTGGTGAATGGTGGTTTTGGTTATTCATTAAAGCCAAACACAATTGTTACAGTTATTAATGGCGGCGGTGCAAAAGCAAACGTGTATGCACTATCAGATTTCTTACCACCATCTTACACAATTGTTAATGCAGGAACTGGTTACAGAATTAATGACAGAGTTAACCATGCAAATGCTGCATTTGCTTATGTTACAGGTGTTACACAAGCCGGTGCAATCACAAGCATAAAATATATTCCTTCTGTTAATGCACAGGCAGTTGTTAGTTTGACTGCAACAGTAGAATCTTCCAACCCATTGGCAACAGGTGCAGTAATTACAACTGCGCCAGCACCAGGAAATGCAAAAGCAAATGTCAGTTACATTACAACAGATGTTATTGGTTTTAAAGATGATGTTGTAATTGGTAACAGTCAGTTTTTCTTTGCAAACATGGCAAGTGCGAATGCCAATACAAGATTGATTGACGCACTTTCTTTCACCACATTAGAAACAAGTTCAATCTTCAGTATGGTTGTTGACAATGGCGGCGGCGGTATAGCATCTATACCAGATATTGAGGTTGTATCTACTATACCAACAGAAGATGAATACGATGTATACTCAGCTGCACATTCTGATATTGCATCACTTGGCATCTTAGCACCAATACAAATTGTTAAAGGTGGTGGTTGGTATCAAGCAAACGACAAGATAGTTTTCTCGGGTGGTTCTGGACATGGTGTATATGCAAATGTAACATCAGTTGGTGCAAACGGAACTATTACAGGTATTTCTTATGTGTTTAATCCGGCCGATCCATTCCCACAATATCCATTGGGTGGAACAGGATATAAGAATGATTTTCTACCAACAGCCACAGTTGAATCAGCAAATACCCACGCATCAGGTGCAATCATAAGTGTGCCTGGAATTTTGGGAACTGGCGCACAGTTCTCTTTAGTTGTTGACCGTGTAGGTTCAGTAACAACGGTTTCTGTGGAAAATTATGGTGAAGATTATTCTTCTCAACCTGGAGTTTCATTGAAGATTCAGGACATAGTTGTGTCAAACGTTGCAATCGAAAACTTGCCACGCAAAGGTGAATACATCTATCAAGGTCCAACTATCAACCTTTCAACATATGTTGCAAGAGTTAATTCAGTTTCTTTGTTGGCACCAGATGCAAATTCACAATTATCTTTGTATAATCTACAAGTATTCAACTACAATGCAAATCCAAATCCAGAATTGATATTGAAGATAGAAGGTGAAGATAGAAACATCAACTTAAAGATGGCAAATTCTGCCTTCCCACAATTTGAAAAGACTTACAATTATTTTGATGCTGTAGGAAACAAAACCACATTCAAACGAAACTACAACAAACAAGGTTACATCGCATACGGTGATGGTTCCGCAAAAGCGAATGCCGTTTTCTTAGATGGTCTTGTAATTGGCCAAGGTCAATATCTGACCACACAAGGTCAACCAAGTTCGTTTGACATTATGCAGGATGACCGTTACAACAACTTCACATATCTAATTACTGTCGATAAAGAAATATCAAAATACAGAGATGTTTTGTTGGGTCTAATACATCCAGTTGGAACAAATGTTCTAGGTCGTTATGGGTTGAAGTCTAACAATAATGTTAATCTACATCCACAAACATCAGTATATACTGGTAAACCATGGTCATATTATATTGGTGAACATGTTACAGATGCAATCACAATTGTAACCGACTTCACAAATAAAAGTAATAACATTATTAAATTCAATCATGTTCTTGGTGCAAACTTACAGCAAATATTTGTTCCAAATTCAACATACATTCAAATTGAATCACAACATGGACCAAATGTATACTCTGAAGTTATTGGTGTAAATGCATCTTCAAACACAATAACACTTGCAAGTAATGTGTGGTTGACCTATGCAAATGTGGCAGTTGTAACAGGTAATTCTGGTTCTAATGCACTAAATATTACATCTTTGACTGGTCGTTATGACCTTATGAACAATGGAAATTACAGTGATCCTGCACATAAGATAAGAGATATTGTTTATAAGGGTGATGTAATTCTTGTAGATAATAATACAAGTAAGATAGTTAATACAGTTGACTACTTAAACAATAAGATATATCTAACAACCAATCTAAGTTCATCAACCAATTCTTATTTGGCGGTGAAAAGAACATTTGTAGCCAACAGTACCACATCATCGAATCAAGTAAAAGTTCTAGGATCAAACGGACTTCCATATGTTCCACAACTTATAACTGAAGATGGTATATCAATAACAACAGAAAACGAAGAATTAATCCTTTTGGGGTAAAGAATGTCAACAGTAAAAATAACTCAATTACCAGAGAATAGTCCAACTACAAACACAGCAAATACAATTCTTGTTGGTGTTGATTTAGAAAGTAGTGTAACAGGAAAATACACCTTAGCTGATATCTTTGCTATGTCTGATGCATTTGCACAAGCAGCATATCTAAAAGCAAACACACCTAGTGTTGTAGCAAATTCAGCTTTCATAACAGCAAATGCAGCTTTTGATGCGGGAAATACAACACATACATTGGCCACAACAACTGAAACTTTTGCAGTTGCAGCATACGATTCGCAAAATACTACTGCAACATTTGCAAATGCAGCTTTTGTAGTTGCTAATGCATCTTATGTGGCACAAAATACCACCGCAAGTTTTGCCAACGGTGCCTTTACAAAAGCAAATTCTGGTTTTGCAACAGGTAACTCAGCAGCCAGCTTTGCTAATGCAGCATTTGTTACAGCAAACTCTGGTGCTTCATTTGCTAATGCGGCGTTCGTAACAGCCAATTCTGGTGCTTCATTTGCTAATGCATCCTTTAATAAAGCAAACACATCATTACAAAACACTTCTTCTATTACTGTAAATACAGACCTAACAGTTCCAGGTTCTTTAACAATTAATGGTCCATTGTATGCAGCTAATACAATAACAACTCCCGATATATTTCCGAATTCACAAACTGCAATTACATTATCATTTACCAATTCTAGTTTCGTTAAGGCAAATATTGCAGCTGATTTGGTGGTATCACCATCAAATTTTGTTCCTGGTAAAACTATAAATTTAATTATTACTAATACATCCGGACAACAAAGAACAATTACACACGGTTGCACAGCAATTAATTCAACTATTGGTGCAACATCATTCAATTTAGGTGCAACTAGAACAGCATATCTGAGATATTTTTCTTTTGATGGTGACCTAGCAAACACATATGTTTCTGCCACATATCAGTAATAAATAAATCATGGCAAATAAAAATCTACTTACAAATGGTTCCAAGGTCTCTCAGATAGACCTGTTGTATTATGCACCTGTTGCGGTTGTGCCGCCTGCAATAACAACACCAATACATTCCTACTATTGTTTTCTATCTAAACCTACACCATGGCCAGATGAACAACAACCACCACAACCATCTGGTGATTTGAAATCAATCAAACAAATACAAAAAAATATATTTGTTGCTAAGCAAATTAAGACCAGTGATATTTCTCCTGTGATACAGAGAGTGGATTGGACCGAAAATACGGTTTATGATTATTTCCGTGATGATGTGGACATGTTAGAAAAAGACCAGAACGGTTATTTGGTGAAGGTCTTTTATGTAAAAAACAAATACGACCAAGTTTTTAAATGTTTGTGGAATAACAACGATGGTCCTTCAACTAGAGAACCATATTTTGAACCTGGAACATATTCTTCTAACAGAATTTTCCAAGGTGATGATGGATATAAATGGAAGTTTATGTATACCATCGATACTGGTTTGAAATTAAAGTTCATGGACAGAGAATGGATGCCAGTTCAAATTGGATCCAATACACCAAACCCATTGGTTACATCCGCTGGCGCAGGTAGTATAGATGTTATCAACGTTGTTGATGGTGGTTCAGGTTACGATACGGTGAATGCCGTGGTGTATGTCACTATCACAGGTGACGGATCAGGTGCAACTGCATCCGCAAACGTCCAAAGTTTACAGGATGGTGGTTCTATTAGAGACATTGTTGTTGTAAATCCAGGTGGCAACTATACATATGCCAACGTTTCAATCACATCAGCCATAGGTGGCAACGCACAAGTAACTTGGGCAACTTCACCAGTAGGTGGCCATGGTTTCGATCCAATTTCCGAATTAGGTTGTGAACACATCATGTTGACTTGCCAATTTGATGGCAATGAAAATGGTTTTGTTCCAACTGAGATTGACTATCATCAAGTGGGCATCTTGGTTAATCCAACAACTAAACAATACAATCCAAATCCAGCCAACGGAATTATATACAGCACAACAACAAATATAATTGTGGCTCCTGGTGCGGATGCTGGTTACACACCTGATGAATTTGTTTATCAGGGAACAGAAAGTAATCCTTCTTTTTATGCAACTGTTTTAAATTTTGAAGCAGAATCCAATATGATTAGGCTCATAAATACAACAGGAACTCCATCAAATAATAGTCCAATATTTGGCCAATCGTCAAAGACAACAAGAACATTATTGTCCTACAACACTCCAAATTTTGCGGTCAATTCAGGTTATTTAATTTATGTTGAGAATAGGACTGGTGTTCAAAGAAGTTCAGATGGTATAGAACAATTCAGATTCGTATTAGGTTTCTAAGGGAAAAAAATGGCTTTAAATTTT